GCCTGGAGCCCCGGCAGCCGGCCCGTCAGCAGCGGGTTATCGTCGAGAACCGTACGCCGGCCGACGAGGATCGCATCCGACCGCGTCCGCAACAGATGGCCCGCCGCTCGCGCGCCTTCTCCGGTGACCCATGCCGGCTTGCCCGCATGCCCGCGCGGCACGCCACCGTCGCCGTCGAGAGCCATCTTCAACGTCACCAGCGGCGATGTCCCACAGGTCAAGCGCACCAATCACACGGCAAACGCGAGCATCGAGTTTAGTTCGACAGCGGGCTCAATTTACGCTGGCTTGGGTGCGCCCTCGACGTTTGCGGTCGGGCCTGTTGCGGATCTGCAGGGTTCACCTTGGTTCACCGTCAACGCCGCTGAATTGGGTGACATGAGCGAGTATAACCTCGCAGAATTTCAGGAGAACTAGCAATGGCTGATTTAACTGCAAACGCATCACTCCGTATTTTGGGTGAGCTGAAAACAGAGAAATTCGCTCTGGATTCCAGCGCTGCCCAGCATCCCTACAAGGGATCACCAATGATTCTTGACCTGTCGGAAGACACCCTGCTCCCCCGCGCGTTCTTGAATGCCACTACTGTCGCATCCACTGACGTATTTGTGGGTATCGCGTTGGAAGAGGAAACAGTCGAAGCCTCCGCAACCGAGAATCAGTACATCGAACTTGCTGTTGGTCCGACCATCGTTGGATTCAAAAGCACCGTGTTCGATAATGCCGATCTTGGCAAGACCGTTTACATGAGCGATTCCGGTACTTTGTCGGAAACTGCCGCAGATAATCCTCAAATCGGAAAACTGCATATTGTTCGTGACGGATACGCTTTTGTTGAGCTGACCGCCCCGCAGATTTGCACCGGAGCATAGGAGGACATTATGACCATTTCCGGTAACGTACCGCAACACCTTGTCGTTGGTGCACGCACAGGCTTTTTAGCCGCGCTGCCCAAAATCGAACTTCCTTATCAGAAGGTCGCTGAAATTGTCCCATTGTCCGCTGCATCAACCGGGCTCGTGGATATTGGTGCCGCACCCATGCCCGTTGAGAGCAAGGGACGCACAGAAGTTCAGGACTTCATCGAAAAATCAATCACCCTGGTTCCGAAAAACTGGGAAATCACCGTTGGTTTGTCACAGAATGCAATGGATGACGATCAGACCGGGCAGCTTGACCGCAAGGTTCGCTCCGCTGGTGAAAACTTCCAGCGCTGGATCAACAACCAGGTCTTTCAGGCTTTGAATGATGGCGATGCCACGACCAATTATGGCGCTTGCTATGATGGCGCCGCGTTCTTCGCCGCAACCCACGTTGACGATGGCGCTGATTACACAACCGCTCAGGATAACGTCTCTGCTCTCGCTTTGAGCATTGACAACTTCGAGACCGTGAAGGTTGCATCCCGCAAGTTCGTTGACGACAGGGGCGAAGTGGTTGATTTCGATTACAACCTGCTCATCGTTGCCCCCGAACTTGAAAGAATCGCCGCACAGATCTGCAAGAATGCCGATGCTTATGACACTGGCAACCGCGAAATGAACCCCTATGCCGGAATTACCAGCTACATCGTATCTCCCAAATTCGATTCAACCGCGTGGGTACTGGCAGCGAGCGGACAATCCTCGAAACCGATCCTCATTGGTCAGCGTAAAGCGCCTGAACTCCAGAGCGCATGGTTTGACCCCAATGGCCCGGAAGGCGGCATGAACTACTTTAAGTTCTTCGCCCGCTATGTCTTTGCCTATGGCGATTGGAGACTTGCTCACATGGGTAACACCTAAACGAGCGAGTTAGATAAACGATAACCGTTAGAGGGCGTGGCAGTAATCGCCACGCTCTCTTAAAACAAGGAGACAATAATGGGATCAGTAATAACTAATTTTTCCGGGATTCTAGTTCAGAGCGCCGGGGTTGGGACTGCTGCAGGTGAAACCCTGCTCCAGACCAAATACGGCGTTGTGAAGTTTCACTCCCGCCCGAACATCGACGGGTACGTGGTTGAGGTCAAGTCAGAGCCAACCAGCGTATCAGGCGTTCATTTCGGCATCGAAACAACCGTTGATCATAAACCGTCAACCGCAACGTCTGCATTGGGCGTGCGCGGCGTGGGTGGTATTGCACGTCTGAAAGCCACATACACCATGACTGGCGGAAGTGTTATCGGTTCTTACGGGCAAGTTTGCAACCTGGGGACTGTCAATGGAGCAGGCGCTATCCTGTCAGGTCT